TTATCTCTGATAAGATTGCAGAACGATATATATCGGCACGACCTTTTAAGTCTTTCGAGGAAGTTAAAACCTTTACATTTACGAAAGGTAATGGAGTCAACAGCAGAGCACTTGAAGCGTTAAGGCTTATTGGAGCAGCAACTTTCCCTGATAATCCAAGAAATGATGATGAGTTACGAGAACATCTTTATGAATATTTAGGTTTGCCAGAATTTACACAAACAGTTCCGTCACATTATCATGCATTTATAAATCCAGTAGAAGACTTTGAAGAAAAAGGTTCTTTTATTCTCATGGGAATGGTTAAAGGAATTAAGCGTGGCAAAGGATGGTCTCGTGTTGAGATATTAGATAAGACTGGAAGCATAGGAGTATTTGATGAAGAGCAAACTACAATTGAGGCTGGACGAAGTTATATTGCACTCTGTACTGATAATAGAATTGTTAGTGCTGTTCCTGTGGACGAATTAAAAGGATCTGATGCAGCGCTTGTTAAGTTCTTAAATTATAGAATGCTCCCATATAAAGATGATGAGTTATTTGTTGTATCCTTTAAACCAAGAATAACAAAGGCAGGTAAAAAAATGGCATCGCTTACTCTAGCAGATACTTCTAGAGAATTACATTCTGTAACAGTATTTCCTACAGCATTTGCTAAGGCATACATGAAAATAGAAGAAGGACACGCATACAAGTTTGAATTTGGCAAAACCAAAGATGGTACCGTAATATTGGAGGATGTAAATGTCGGTTAGCATTGAAGATGTATTAGCACAGTTAAACCCTAAGTTAAGAAAGAGCATATTAGTAGGAGATGAAGTCCCTAAGACTGAGTATGCAGCAACACCTAGCCACGGGCTTAATCGTGCCCTAAATGGCGGTCTGCCGTATGGAAGACAGGTGCTAATATGGGGATCAAAGTCATCTGCTAAATCATCATTATGCTTACAGACAATTGCATTAGCGCAACAAGAAGGCAAGATCTGTGCATGGATCGATGCCGAAATGTCGTATGATAAATCATGGGCAGAGAAGTTAGGCGTAGACACATCCAAACTAATTGTTTCTCAGGCTAGAACAATTAATGAAATGGTTGATGTCGGTGTAAATCTAATGGAGGCTGGAGTAGATTTAATTGTTGTAGATTCTATTACATCTCTTCTACCTGCTATTTATTTTGAAAAAGATTCTGAAGAACTAAAGCAATTAGAAAATACAAAGCAAATTGGTGCTGAGTCTCGTGACTTCAGTAATGCATGGAAGATGATTAACTATGCTAATAACAAGGTTAAGCCAACATTGTTTATATTAATTAGTCAATCACGAAATAATATTAATGCAATGTATACAAGCCAACAGCCAACTGGTGGACAGGCTACTAAGTTTTATTCCTCTACTGTTGTTAAACTATTTTCATCAGAATCAGATAACCAAGCATTGAAAGGAAAAATATATGTTGGTGACAAGGCTATTGAAGAAAAGATTGGTAGAAAGGTTAGATGGGAACTCCAGTTTTCAAAAACTAGTGCTGCTTTTCAGTCTGGTGAATATGATTTCTATTTTAGAGGCGATACTTTGGGCATTGACTCTGTCGCTGATCTTGTTGATACTGCTGAATCTTTGGGCATAGTTGAAAGAACTGGAGCCTGGTATGTTCTTCCAGATGGGTCAAAGGTTCAGGGCAGAGATGGATTTGTTAACAGAGTAAGAGAGGATCTTGATCTACAAGAAATGATTAAGACTAAGATCAGTGGATAAGTACACAATATTTGAAGGAAAGTTTCCTTGCAAAACTTGTAAAAAAGAAGTAAAAACTATCAGAGTATACACATCAACTGGGATGGCATCCTGGATGTGTTCTGAAAAACATTTATCAGAAGTGCAGTTATTTAAAGTTGGGTATAAGAAAGTAAAAAGAGATGAGTGAAAGGGGCGAGAGTAAAAGAATAGGTGCCAAGCAGCACAAAAATTCTGGTAGAAATACTAAGAAAGGTGATGCTACTTGGGAAAACTTTACTGTAGATTTTAAAGAGAACTCAAAATCTTTTACACTTAATCAAGATGTATGGGCTAAAGCAGTCACAGATGCTATAAGAAATGGTAACGATCCAGCAATTGTGGTGGTACTTGGCGAGGGAAGCAAGAAGGTAAGGCTTGCTATAATAGAGTTAGAACTACTAGAACAGATGGTGAATAATGGAACAGAGTAATACAACGCTTGATATGGTCAATGGTTTGTCAGAAATAGCAGAGTATATGGAGGACGAAGAGTTAACCTCTGCCCTAACATTTATTGCTAAGATAATTATAAAGCCAGATATCCCCATGAGCGTGGCTACTGTAGAGATAGTTAGACTACAGGCAATTGCAGCCAAGATGGCATTCAGGGCTACATGGATGGCCAATGTGGATAAGTCAAATAGAGGAAAGAAAAATATTTACTATACAGCAGCAGAGTCAATAAACAGTCTCGTGTCTGCTCTTAAATACATAATTAAGTGATATCTGCTATAATTAATACAAACAAAGGATAACAATGACTAAAAATTTATTGAAGCAAGTAATGATAAAAAATCCAGACAAAAGCGATGAGTCTAAAGAAGACACAAGTTTTGTTGACGGAATAATAGAAAAAATAGAATCTGGCTACATGACAAAAACAAAGCCAAAATTTAGCAAGAAAACAAATTTTTCAGCATCTGCTTTAACTTATGGCGCAGGTGAGTGTCCAAGATACTGGTACCTTGCATTTGATGGGCAGGTTCACTATGATAATTCTGACGCATTCGGTGTTGCTAATAGAACTAACGGAACCCTTGGTCATGAAAGAATTCAGGAAGCCATTCAGGCTTCAGGACTACTTGATGAAGATATGGAATTCGATCCCATTGAAAGAAAATATAATAAGCAAACTCATCCAGCAATGGAGTTTAGAGTTAAACTAGACGACCCACCTTTTGACGGGTATGGAGATGTCATGCTTAATCATAATGGTGAAAGAATTATTGGTGAAATCAAAACAATAATGAATGAAGGTTTTGAATACAAAAAGAATAGTAGAAAGCCTAAGATGGGTCATCTTATGCAATTACTAATCTATATGAAGGTTTGGAAAGTCGGCAAGGGTGTAATGATTTATGAAAATAAAAATAATCATGAGTTGTTGACTTTACCAGTAGTAGTAAACGATCAGTACCGTCGGTGGGTAGACCAGGCATTTGATTGGATGAGAACAGTACACAAGTCTTGGAAAGATCGAGAGTTGCCACAAAAGCCTTATCGATCTAATTCTAAAATTTGTAAGGTGTGCCCAATCCAAAAAGCATGTGCCGAAGCAGAGACAGGGGTAATTAAAATTAAACCTCTGGAGTTGCTAGAAAATGAAAAGTTGTAGATGGTGCGATCATACATTTGAATCAGATGTATCTTATCAGATATATTGTTCAGAAAAATGCAGAGAGCAAGCCACAAAAGAAAAAATTGCACAAAGATATATTCAGACTAGACGACAAAAACGTAAGGGTAAGAATAGAACTTGTAAGCAGTGTGGAGAAAAGTTATCCATATACAACGATGAACCATTATGCAATCAATGCGTAATTAATCCAGCAGATGTTAAAAAAGTTTTAAAACAAGTAAAAGGATTGTCAAATGACAAAGGCAAAAGAAGCAGATAGATATCCAGAAGGCAACCAAGGTAAGATGCCTGGAGTAATTTGCTCTATAGATGCTAGTACTAACAATCTTGCTTTTGCAATATATTCGTATAAAAAATTAGATTGTTATGGGAAAATAACATTTAATGGTAGAGATATATACGAGAAGATAACTGATGCATGTAAAAAATCTAAGGCGTTGTTTGATCACTATAATTTGGTTGAGGCCATTGTTATTGAGCATACAGTATTTATGAACAGTCCTAAAACTGCAGCAGATCTTGCATTAATACAGGGAGGAATCCTAGGTGGCGCTGGATTATCTGGTATAAATGTTATTGGTAAGGTATCTCCAATTACTTGGCAAAACTATTTAGGAAATAAAAGATTAACTAAAGAAGAACAGATTAGAATTAGATCTTTGAATCCTGGAAAGTCAGACTCATGGTATAAGTCTTATGAGCGTGAATTCAGAAAACAAAGAACAATAAAACTCTTAGATGTTATTTATGACAAAAAAATAACAGACAACGATGTTGCAGACGCATGTGGCATCGGTCACTGGTCAATAAATAACTGGAACAAGGCTATTGGATTTGACAAGGATGAGTCATGAGTGCTAAACTATATACAAGTGAATTATGGCTTAAAAAGAGATATCATATTGATAAGAAATCTCCAGAGGCTATAGCAAAAGAATGCGGGGTAAGCGTGGAAACTATTTATGTATATCTTGCTAAGTTTGGATTAAGGAAGTCAAAGAGATGAGTTTAGAGCCAGTGTTTCCAGATTCAAAAGGATTTAATTGTCAAGACTTGTATTTGCTTACAGTAGGTACAGAAGCAGGCAAAGAAATTCTAGAGACTTGCCATGAAATTGCACACATGCTAGTTAAAAAGAATATTGCTTACGGTAACTCAGCCCTTGAACCAGTACGTATATTTTCAAAAGCGGGACCAAGAGAGCAACTCCATGTTCGTATTGATGATAAGTTAAATAGACTTATGAAGGGTACAGAGTATCCAGGAGATAATGATATTGATGATCTAATAGGTTATTTAGTCTTGCTTAAAATAGCAAAGTCAAATGATTTAGGAACTCAGGGGGACTATCAACTTGTCAACTGAAGAAGATTTAATTAAGCATCTTGATGAAATTAATACTGTTGTAGGAGAGTATTTAAAGGGAAATGATGCAACAAAGATTTCAAAAGACCTTGCAATACCAAGAACTCGTGTAGTACAGCATATCAATGAGTGGAAGGTAATGGCATCTGCTAACGATGCTATTCGTGCTCGTGCAAAAGAGGCTCTTGCAGTTGCAGATACACATTATAATAAATTAATTGCAAAGTCTTATGAGGTAATTGATGAGGCATCTTTGACAAACAACCTTGGAGCAAAAACACAAGCAATTAAACTTGTTATGGATATTGAGTCAAAAAGAATAGACATGTTGCAAAAGGCAGGCCTTCTAGAAAATAAAGAGTTAGCAGAAGAAATGCTACAGATAGAAAAAAAGCAAGAAGTTTTGATGGCAATTCTTAGAGATATAGCATCTGAATATCCGCAGGTTCGTGATGAGATTATGCGTAGACTTTCTGATGTTGCTAAAAAGGATGAAGTGATAACAATTGTCCACGATGTTTGATGATTTTCTTGAGGCATTAAAAGATAATCATTTTGAAGAAACTCCAGTCGATGCAAAAACGTTTGTTGAGTCTCCAGATTATTTGGGTCAGCCAGGTTTATCTGATATTCAATACGACATTGTTGAGGCAATGAGTCAGATTTATCGTAAAGAAGATCTCATAGAAATTATGGGAGAAGAAGAGGGGGCAAGATATTATGATAAGTACACAAAGAATGAAATCATTCTACAACTTGGCAAAGGTAGCGGTAAAGATTTCACCTCTACTGTGGCTTGTGCTTATATTGTATACAAACTACTTTGTCTCAAAGATCCAGCAAAATACTTTGGAAAGCCAGCAGGGGATGCAATAGATTTAATTAACGTTGCTATTAACGCTCAACAGGCAAAAAATGTTTTCTTTAAAGGTTTCAAATCAAAGATTGAAAGATCCCCTTGGTTTGCTGGCAAGTATGAAGCAAAGGTAGATTCCATTGGTTTTGATAAATCTGTTACAGTTTACTCTGGACACTCTGAGCGTGAATCTCATGAGGGTTTAAATCTTTTGCTTGCAGTGCTCGATGAGATTTCTGGTTTTGCATCTGAGGTTGCAACTGGTAATGAGCAGGGTAAGACTGCTGATAATATTTATAAAGCATTCCGTGGTTCAGTGGACTCTCGTTTTCCTGATCTTGGCAAGGTAGTGCTTCTTTCATTTCCCCGCTATAACGGTGACTTTATTTCTGAACGGTATGAAGCAGTAATTGCTGACAAAGAAGTAATAAGTAAAACACATAGATTTATAATCAATCCTCTACTTCCAGAGGATGACAAGGACAATTGGTTTGAGATTGCATGGGATGAGGATCACATTAAATCATACAAATATCCTGGAGTCTTTGCCATTAAAAGACCTACATGGGAAGTAAATCCTACAAGACAAGTAGATGATTTTAAGATTGCCTTTATGACAGATCTTGGCGATGCAATGATGCGCTTTGCTTGTGTTCCTACATATGCGTCAGATGCTTTTTTTAAACAAGCAGATAAGGTTCGTGCTTGTATGACAGCCAGAAATCCTCTGGATCAATTCAGGAGATTTGAAGAAAACTTTAAGCCAGACCCAGACAAGGTTTATTATGTGCATGCTGACCTTGCACAAAAGCACGACAAGTGTGCTGTTGCAATTGCACATGTTGAGAAATGGGTTAATGTTCAGGTAATTAAAGACTATGAGCAGATATCACCTATTGTTGTTGTAGATGCTGTTGCATGGTGGGAACCAAAAGTAGAAGGGCCAGTCAACCTTTCAGAGGTAAAGCAGTGGATACAAAATCTACGCAGACTTGGATTTAATATAGGGCTAGTAACCTTTGACCGTTGGCAATCTTTTGACATCCAGAATGAATTGCAGGCGGTAGGCATGAGAACAGAAACAGTTTCTGTAGCCAAGAAGCACTACGAAGATATGGCTATGCTTGTGTATGAGCAAAGACTAGTAATGCCTGCTATCGAACTTTTGTTTGAAGAACTAACAGAACTTAAGATTATGAAAAATGACAAGGTAGATCACCCACGCAAAAAATCTAAAGACCTTGCTGATGCCGTGTGTGGCTCTATCTTTGGTGCCATATCCTATACACCCAGAGATCAAAACCTTGAAGTCGAGGTTCATACATTTAGAGGACAGCCCCGTAGAGTTGACACGCTCCCTGAGAACGTGATACAATATAAACCTAACCAAATAGAAGATATAAAAGACTATCTGGATAGACTAAAAACAATATAAACCAAATGAATAATAAAAGGAGAAAAATGAATTCATTTAAGAAGATCGCTCTTGCCGTGGTTGCAGCCATGACATTGGGCACACTCGTAGTGACACCTGCAAGTGCCAATACCGTTTCAGTAGACGTAACAACTGAAGTATCTGGTTCTGGTACAGCAGCCTCACCATTCACAGTAAAGGTTCCTTCTGACAACGTAGTAAGCGTTGCAGATACCACAACTGCAACAAACAACGAAGCACTTCTTATCACTGCTACAGTAGTTGCTGGAACACCAGTAACATTTACTGCAGTAGGTGCTAACACACGTCTCGTATCTGCAATTGGTTCAACAGTCAATGCATCTGCTGGATCCTCATCAATCACAGTCACACCTGCTTCAACAACAGCGACTGTATATGCATACACAACAAGTACTGCTGCATCTGCGGTTACAGTTTCTGTAGTCGGTGCAAGCACAACAATTTATCTTAAGGGTGTTGCAGGTCCTGCATATGAACTTAAGATGTCAATCCCTGCTTCAGGAAATATTTCTGGCAAGGTAACTGCAACTCTTGATGTAGCAGATATTTTCGGCAACGCTGTTGCTGATACAGTAACTGTTACTACTCTTGGTGGCGCAACTGCTGGAACAGTAACTGCTGATGCTCTTGTAACAGGTCGTTACACATCAGAGATCTCACTTCCTGCAACTGCTGGAACTGTTGCTGTAGGAGCATCTATTACTGCTCCAACATCTGTTCCAACAATCAAGTTGGCAACAACTTCTCAGACTGCAATCGTAACAGT